AAGGCATTGAGACCTGGGATGCAAGGGTCAAAGAGCTTTCGGCCAAGTCCCGTGGCCGCTCCCGCGCTATCGCGCCTCGACCAAACTGGTAAGGCATGAACAAACCGAACGTCTTCGAGCGAGCCATTGCTGCGATCAGCCCAGGCTGGGCGTTGCAAAGGCACAAAAACCGCACAGCCATGGCTTTGACCGGTGGCTACAGCGGGGCTGGTTATCGAGAGAACCTTGCCCACTGGACTCCCGGTGTTGGTGACGCCGATACAGACTCCATCCGAGACTTGCGTGAATTGCGCGCAAGAAGCCGCGATCTCGTCAGAAACTCAGCCATTGCCGGTGGTGCAATCGAGACACAGGTGACCCACGTTGTTGGGACAGGCCTTTCTCTACAGCCGCGTATCAATGCCGAAGTGCTCGGTCTGTCAGAGGAGCAGGCCAGTCAATGGCAGGCTTCGACTGAGCGGCTGTTCAATATGTGGGCTGAGTCTGAGTACGCCGACGCGATGAGCCAGTTGAACTTCTACGAACAGCAGGACCTGGCTTTTCGTAGTCGACTGGAGTCCGGCGACGCATTCGTGCTCTTGGCCAACGTGCGCCGTGACAACTGGCCATTTGCACTCGCGCTTCAAGTCATCGAGGCGGATCGTGTCAGCAATCCTAAGTACGGCCCGGACAACGAGAAACTTGTTGCAGGCATTGAAAAGGACGAGCAAGGCGCCCCTGTGGCTGCGCATATCTGCGACAGGCACCCGGGCCGCTATTTGAGTGGCAAAGAGGCAGCTTGGACACGGGTGACTTTCAGAGGCGCGCGCTCCGGCCGACGCAATCTCATCCACCTGATGCGCAAGTTGCGGCCAGGTCAAACACGTGGGATTCCCGAGCTTGCTCCTATTGTCGAGCAGCTGAAGCAGCTCACACGCTACAGCCAGGCTGAAGTTGACGCCGCAGTCAACAGTGCAACAATGGCCGTCTTTGCAAAGATGGATCCTGACGCGTTCAGTGATCTATTCGACGACGAGGCCAAAGGCAAATACCTCGACAGCGCTTCGCGTTGGGATGGCACTTTGCGCAGTGGCTCAGTTGTCAACCTCCTTCCAGGAGAGGACATCGTCAGCCCTGCTCAAACCAGGCCCAACCCCAACTTTGACCCGTTCGTCAGTGCTCTTATGCGGCAGATTGGCATTGGGCTCAACATCCCATACGAGGTGCTGACAAAGCACTTCCAATCTTCCTACTCGGCTGCAAGAGCCGCTCTGCTGGATGCCTGGCGCACGTTCAAGATTCGTCGGCAATGGCTGGCGACCAAGCTATGCCAACCGGTCTATGAGGAATGGCTAGCGGACGTCGTCGCCAACGGTATGGTCTCTGCGCCCGGCTTCTTCGCCGATCCTCTCGTCAGGGCTGCATGGTGTGGAGCCACTTGGAATGGCGATGGGCCAGGCTCAATTGATCCGATGAAAGAAGCACAGGCTGCACGAGAGCGCATCAACATCGGTTTGACCAGCCTGGCTGAGGAGATTGTGGCGTATGACGGCGGCGATTGGGAGCAAAAGCATCGCCAACAAGTCGCAATCCACAACCGCCGCAAAGAAGACGGACTCGCCATAGACCCGGCATCACAGGCCGAGCCTTCAACAAACCCGCCTCCCCAGGAGTAACCTATGCCAGTTGTCTACCCCAACGCCGTCAAAATCGCCTGCATTCGCACGGCCGCGGGCGGCACAATTGTCTGTAGTTAGTCTGTGATGATTGTGGACTACAAATTGTCTCATCAATCCAAACATTGAGACGTCGCTTACTATAGAATCGGCAAAGCATGAACCTCATTGACTTTCTCACCTCCCCTTGGGCCATCGTGCCCGAGAAGCTGCTAGAGATTCAGCAGATTTATGCCGTCCACCTGAAGGGCGAAAAAATCGACATCGAGGCCATCGAGGCCCGACTCGGCCGTCCACTGGCCAACGACCAGCAGGAATACCGCATGGAGCAGGGCGGCATTGCCGTGCTGCCCGTGTCAGGTGTCATCAGCAACAAGGCCAACATGTTCACCCGCGTGTCGGGCGGCGCATCGGCGCAACTGCTTACGCAGCAGGTGTCCAGCATGCGGGCCGACCCGCGCGTGCGCGGTGTCGTGCTTGACTTCGACACACCTGGCGGCAGCGTGTTCGGCATCCCAGCCTTCGCGGCCGAGATTCGCGCGCTTGCATCCGAGAAGCCCACTGTGTCGGTGTCCACCGGCATGATGGCATCGGCTGGTTACTGGACCGGCAGCGCGGCCAACGCGGTCTACATCAGCGGCGAAACCGACTATGTGGGCAGCATCGGCGTGGTGGCCACGCACAGCTACAACCCTCGCCAGGCTGGCGCCCAGGTGACCGAAATCACTGCTGGCCGCTACAAGCGCATGGCCAGCGACAATGCCCCACTGACCAAGGAAGGTCACGCCTACATCCAGGAGCAGGTCGATGAAATCTACCGCGCATTCGTGTCGGCGGTGGCCGAAAACCGCCGCGCCAGCGTGGATGATGTGCTCGACCGCATGGCCGATGGCCGCATCTTTGTGGGCCGCCAGGCGCTGGACGCTGGGCTGGCTGACGGCATCGCCACCGTGGAAGACATGGTGGAGCGCATGGCCACGAACCCGCAGAAATTCGCCGCCCGCAACCGCGCAGTGTTTGCGCTGGGTGGCACTCCCGATGTGTCGGCAGACGTGGGCGGTGACCCTGCGCCGGTTGACGCAACCACGGACGAGCCGGTGCTGCCCGTCGAAATCGCAACCCCGAAAGGAAACTCCATGACCCCTCAAGAACTCGCGGCACAATTCGCTGCAGAGAATCCCGAGGCGTGCGAGCTGATCCGCGCCGAGGGTGCAGCCGCTGAGCGTGGCCGCATCCAGGCCGTTCGCGAGCAGTCCATGCCCGGCCATGAGAAGCTGATCGAAGCCTTGGCTTTTGACGGCAAGACCACCGGCCCCGAAGCCGCTGTGCAGGTGCTGGCCGCCGAGCGCACGCGCCTGTCGAGCCAAGCGCAAGCCCGCCACGACGACGCCCCAGCGCCCGTTCGCCAGGCCGCTGCACCCGAGGCTGAAGACGCAGCCCCCGCGCCTCAGTCGGCCGAATCAACCCTGGCCAACGCACAGTCTGTCGCCGTCGAGGCTCAGAAGCTGGTGCGCGAAGCCAAGGCCGCTGGCCGCTACCTGTCCACCACCGATGCTGTCGCGCAGGCCAAAAAAGCCCTGCAGGCCGCCTGATTTTTAGGAGCCCATTATGACCATGCGCAATCAGGGTCTGATCAAGACCTTCAACACCGGCGCGGCCATCCCGCGCAACCGGATCGTCCAGTTCGGTGCCGATGAACGCACCGTGATTTTGAGCGCTGCCGCTGGCAACTCGCACATCGGCGTGACCGACAACATCGCCGCACCCGCGACTGGTGATGTCGTGGACGTGGTGCTGTCTGGCGTGGCCACCGTGGAATACGGCGGCTCTGTGACTCGCGGCGCTCTGCTGACGGCTGACTCCGTGGGCCGCGCCATCGCTGCCGCCGCAGCTGCTGGCACCAACGTGCGCATCGTCGGCGTGGCCATGGTTGACGGCGCGTCCGGCGACCTGGGCGCCGTGATGCTGTCCCCCGGCAGCTTCCAGGGCTGAGCCATTTCCTGAAGGAACACCATCATGAGCATGAACTTTCCGTTCCCCATCCAGCAAGAACTGACCGCTATTGCGCTCGCCTACCGCAACGAGCGCTACATCGCCGACGAGGTGCTGCCACGCACCCCGGTGCCTGCCCGCGAGTTCAAGTGGCAGAACTTCACCCGTGACGAAATGTTCACGGTGCCCGAGACTCAAGTGGGCCGTAAAGGCGAGCCGAACGAGGTTGAGTTCACCGGCACCGAAACCCCGTCGTTCGTGAACGACTACGGCCTCGACGACGTGGTGCCCAACGAGGACATCGCATCGGCCCCTCCCGGCTACGACCCGCTGGGCCGCGCCACCGAGGGTATCGCCGACCTGATCGCGCTGGACCGTGAGCGTCGTGTCGCCAACCTGGTGACCAACCTCAACACCTACCCAGCCGACCGTCGCGTCACGCTGTCGGGCACCAGCCAGTGGTCGGACTTCACCAACAGCGACCCGTACACGGCCATCATGACCGCGTTCGACACCATGCTGATGCGCCCCAACGTGCTGGTCATGGGCCGCCGCGTGTGGACCCGCCTGCGCGTGCATCCCCGCATCACAGCAGCCCTGGCCCCGTCGAGCAACGGCAACAGCTCCATCGTCAACGCCGCTGGCCGCCCCGTGGTGTCCACCCAGGCGCTGGCCGAGCTGCTGGAAGTCGAGCGCATCATCGTGGGCGAGTCGTGGGTCAACACCGCACGCCCTGGCCAGACAGCCAGCCTGCAGCGCGTGTGGGGCAACCACATGATCGCCATGCACCAGAACCCGGCTGCCTCGATCCGTGGCAACGCCATCACGTTCGGCTTCACCGCCGAGTGGGGCAACCGGATCGCCGGCTCGATGTCCGAGCCCAAGACCGGCCTGCGTGGCGCCCAGCGCGTGCGCGTCGGTGAGTCGGTGCGCGAGCTGGTGGTGGCACCCGACACCGGCTACTTCTTCCAGAACGCTGTCGCCTGATCGTAGGGGGAACGATGAAAGTTGTCATCACATCCCCCGTCGAACACGACGGGAAGACGCTGCCGGTCGGCAAGCCCATCGATCTGGCCGACGACGTGGCCGAGGCGCTAGTCAAGGCTGGCGCCGCCGAGGCGCCCGCTGGCAAGAAGCCGAAGGCAGACGGCACCCAGCCGGAGGCCTGACCATGGCGTTCGCCGAGGACATGAGTGTGTTTTTCGACACGGCGGGCTTCGCCGTGTCGGC